CAGTTAAACGAAAAATCACCCACTTCCGCGCCCAGTACAACGGAATGAACAACGGCATTTTCATTAACCACGCCCTTACGGCTGACGGCCTGGCGGTGAACGATTTGCGCGGCAGGTGGCAGCGTTTCGCTGCGGTCAATCGGCTTACTGGCATCCAGCCCCGGCACGTTGGCAAACACAAATTCATCCAGCAGTACGGGTTCACCCGTTACCGCCTGGCTGGCTTTCCACTGCTCAAAGGCCAGTGTGATAGCTGTCTGTGACATAAATTCTCCCTATAAGCTTGCGCTAAACGTTGCGCCGCTGGCTTCCGTGCTGTTCATGCGTGCCGGATAAACCACATATTCCCCCTGATCCCATCCCGCCCGGATAGCCAGGCTTTCAGACGTGATCACTTCAAACTGATAACGGCGGCAGGTTCGCCCGTACTGCCGGATTATCTGAATCATCAGCTGCGTGTTGTCTGCAATCTGGCTGTCCGTGACGCGCACCATGATCACGTCCCAGTCAATGCCCGGCTGGCGTTCAACCAGCTCCACGTAACCAATCCCCAGCCGTGAAAAGATGTTAATGAACCCCTCAACGGAACCCGCATCACGCGCATTGATGAAGGCATACGCCACGCGCTTGCGGTACAGGCTCAGCGGTTCGCCACTGAAGCGGCTTATGTCACGGTCATACGCGATTAAATTGAGTACCGGTTCAATGCAGGTCAGCGGATCAAACTGCCGCAGTGGCCACGTTATCCAGCTGTACACTTCAGCCCAGAACGTCCTCGCCGTGCGCAATAAAGCCAGTGGCTCACCTTTATTCATCCAGGACGGCAGCGCCATGCTGGCCAGCTTTTTGAGAAAATCAGTCATCTTTCAGGCTCACCGTTAAGGAGTTAAGCCGCGGTACGCTCAGTTCGCTGGTGATATCCTTCAGCGAAAACTCTATGGAATCCGAATCCGGGAAGGTTTTGTGCACCTCACGCCCCAGCTGCGAAAACGAAAAGCGGGAATATGGCCATGTTTTTTTCACGTCATAATCCGTGTTTTCCCTGAAGGCGCAGCGGATCAGGTTTTCAATCCCTTTCTTCAGCGCGTCCTGCTGTTCCGCTTCAAGGTTGCCCAGGTTTCTGACATACACCGTCACGTTCAGATCGTGGCGGGTTTCCGGCATGGCAAAACACTGCATATCATCCCCGTGGCCGTGGTGGCCTTGCGTGTTGATATAGTCATTAACCGCGTCAATAAACGGCTCAGACGTTACCCCGCTATCCAGCAACAGATACGCATTCGCTGTACCCGGACCACGGGGCGCATCATGGAGAAAGAAAATCCGCTCAATACTCAGTCCGGCCACGCTGGCAATCATCGAACGGTAAACCGCGTCCGTGTGATAGTTCCCCACAAGGTTGAACTGGTTCCGGCAGCGCTCGCGCAGCTCGTCATCGCTTTCTTCGTCCGCGCCCGGCACGGTCAGCCAGTCCTCTTCACTGGCCACATGGCTGATACCGTCCACGGCCACGGGCAAAATACGGTAATAGCCCGGCGCAAGGTTGTACGCCCCGCCCGTTCCGGTGGCTTTGACGGCAAGCAAAGCGCTTGCCGTGCCGGACGGGATCACCACATCGGCCACGGTGGCCATGGCGTAAACCTTGCCGTTAATCCTTTCGGTCTGGACTACCGTTCCCGCCTTCACGGTGACGGCCTGTTTTGAATCTTCCTTGTAAAAACGGAGCACGCCTTCCGCCGCGCTGGCAGGTTTAGCCGTGACGTTCACCGCCCAGGCCAGCAGACGCAGCATCTGCCCACCCGCAGTGGCCACAAACATATTGGCCATAACCACCGACACCAGCGCATCCTTCAGCCACATCACTGGCGCGGTCACAATGGCGGTAATGAGCCGCCAGAACGGAGACATGCGCGACGTGTTGGTAATCAGCCCTTCCTGCGTGGCGATGGCGTTGAAGCGGGTGCGCACCGCCTCTTCCGTAACGGGCATCCCGCTGGACTTCACCACCTCTTCAAAATCAACCTGCGGCTTTTCCGTCATAAATCCACCTGCGCCGATATTCCGCCAAAGTCATACGTGCTCGCTGTCACCCATAAGCGCTTCTGACTTTCCTCACTCACTTCCACCGTGCCTGGCACAATGCGTTCATCCTCTTCAATCAGCAGCTCCAGCTGCGTGAAGATATCCGCGCGTAACGTCGGGCTACGCTCGCCAACCAGCTGCGTGGCCAGACCGCTTTCCAGAATGCTGTGAATAATGTCCTGCCCGATACTTTTGCGGTTATTACACAGTTCAGGCTCTTTTCCGGTATTCAGAACAAAGTTTCCGTTTTCAATCAGCAGATCGATGTAAAGCAAATCACTCATGGGTTTAGCTCCTGCCACTCCTGCAACTGTCCCGGTGAAAGCGTTTCTTTCGGATAGATATTCACCGTGTCAATTTTGCGGCTGTTGTCCGTAACAGATTTTGAATTGCTGTTTATGGTTTTACTGATCCCGCCACGCTCAACGCCTTTAAGCTCACCACCTGTTAAAAGCACATTCGGGGCGGTTACTGGCGGCGGCTCCGGTAATAACGTGTTTTGCGTTAACTGCTGCGTAATATTCCCGCCATACTCGACCTGTTTTATTTCAGGTGAAGCAATCGCAGACTGTTCAATCTGTTTAGGATTGAAGGGGATTCCCTTATTTGCTCCCGAACCTGAATCAGCAGCCAGGGCAATATCCACGCCCGGAATTTTATTCAGCTTTTCAATAATCCAGTTGTACGTTCCGGTAAATGAACCTTTCAGGGTGTCCCATAATTTCCCGAACACACCCCCGATCACGCTGGCCATTTTTTCAAAGGAGGCAACAGGGGAATTAATATCAAAGGCGTTAACCACATCACCCCAGCCCTCAATAACGATCCCGAACATCTCAATGACCGTCTGAATGGAACGATAAACCAGCTCCAACGGAGTCAGAACCAGGCCAACCGCCCCCGCCACGACACGGCCAAAGGTTTCCCCCGCGCTGGTCACGCCAGCCAGTTTTTCCCCGGTCATTTGTACCGGGGAAAGCAGGTTCCCAAACCAGCCAAACAGCGTTTTCACGCCGTTCCAGACCCAGCCCACCGCCGTGGCGATGCCGCTGAACAGCCCTTTAAACGGAGTCAGTGCGCCACTGGCCTGGCTGAAACCACTGATAAAACCGCTGACGAACGCCTTGATCGGTTGCCAGAACTTAATGACCGCCAGCACCACGCCAGCAATGGCCAGAGCAACGGCCGCAATCGGGGCAATCATCAGTAAAAACGAGGCAGAACCCACACGGGCGGCAATACTGGCGGCCAGCAGTGCGGCACGCAAACCCCGCAATCCGGCAGTAAACAGCCGCGTCACGGCGTTACTGGCGAGCATTGCCAGACGATTGAGTCCCAGCAGTCTGGCCACGGGTGCCAGCACCTTCGTCATGCCCATCATCACAAACGTACTGACGCCCATCACTATATTGGCGATGGCTCCCACGGCGGCAAAACTCAGCAGCGCCAGCGCGGCATAACCCACAACCCGCGCGATGTTGGGAAACAGCTGCATCCAACGGGAAAAGGTCTGCCCCATATCTGCCAGGCGATTCAACAGCGGATACAGCACCGGGATCAGCGTCAGGCCAATGACGGTTTTAATGGCCGTCAGGATGGCAATGAAGCGATCCCACGGTTTCACCATTCTGGCCGCCATTTCCTGGGTACGCTTCAGCCCGTCAGCGCCGCCCAGCTCGGTAATATTCCGCTGAAGTAGCGCCACGTTGCCATACAGCTGCTTAACCACCGCCGAACTGTCCCCAAAGGCTTCATCCAGCTCCGCCTGAGCCTTCAGATTCCCTTCTAGGCTTTTGCCATATTTGCCCTGTAGCTTTGCCAGCATTTCAGGCATGGACAGCATTTTTCCGGTAGCGTCAGTGAAGGACAGCCCAAGCTTTTTAGCGCCATCTATCGCGCCCGTCATAAAGCCTTCGTAAGCGCTGCTCGCTTCCGTTCCCAGCGTGCGGCTGAGTTGTCCCAGCACGGCCAGCTGTTCATCCAGCCCGACACCGTAGTTTGTCCCCACGCCGCGCGCACCTTCCATCAGGTCTTTGATCGTGGCCATTTCCGCGCCGAACGTCTTGCGCATGTAAACCATCTTTCCGGCCAGCTGTTCAGCGAACTGCACTTTGCCCAGGCGTGCGGCATCAGACGAAAAGTTACCGAACATCTGTCCCATAAATTCCGACGTTTCCGCCGCGGTTGATTTCATGGCAAACGCCAGGACGTTGGCAACCTTAGTCACTTTCGGCAGTTCATTCCCGGTCAGCCCGGCGATGGCCGCATTGATTGATTCAGTGGACTGAACAAACGCCACCGCACTTGCGCCGTATGTCGTGCTGAAAGTCAGCGCGTCCCGCTTGACGGTTTTTAACGCAGAATCGTCGATACCTTTTGCGGCCGCCTCATTCAGCGCGTCATACATTTCTATGGCCGGAGACAACGCGCCTTTGATGGCCATTCCCGTTCCGGCCAGCGCCAGCACGCCGCCGCCAATCTTCGTAAACGCTGCCGTCGATTTTTCCGCAAAGCCGGTCACATTGTTCTGCACCTGTTTTAACGGGCGGGACAATTTATCAATCAGGCTTAATGTAAAATCTAACTGTTTCATTCATCGCCTTTAAAAGCAGTGCTTATTCCGTTTGCAACAGCAATACGCATATTTTCCCACTGACGGTTATCCAGCCAGACAGCGGCGGCGATATCGTCAATGGAATCTTCCCCGTGGGGTAAATAGTGGCGGCGCAAAATTAAATACTGATCGAGTCCGTTTCTCTCAATAGCCCGGACTCGCTTTGTCAGTTTTTTACTTCAATTTCCAGCTCAGGCGCGTAAATTTCATTTACTTTGCCAGCCAGCTGCATTGCTGCACCCGGACGTTTTAAAAGCTCGGCCAGCGTGTCTTTACTTTCTGGCTCCACAATACGGTTCAGGTAGTTATGCGCCGGGGCAACCTTGTTATCCATCGCCATTTCGTTAATGAATTTGTTATAGGCGGTCTGGTTAGGCGCGAAAACAATTTCCTTACCACATACAACCAGATTAATTTTCTGTTCCATTTAATACGCTCTCTCGTTTATTTATTTCATCAATCAGCGCGTTATGACGTGCTGCACACACAGAATATAAATCCTGATATTCAATAGCAGGGGCAGCAATATCCGCCCCGGTATTACCTTTAATGCGCGGAAGATTTTCCGTTGGGCATTTTCGCTTCAGGTTTTCCTGATAAGGTACGTTCGGTATTGTCGACGGTTGCGTTATACAACCGGATAAAATCATCAGACACGCAAACGTTAGTGAAAACCGGCTTAAGAATTTCCGTCCTGATTTCCTTCGGTCTGCCACTCTCCAGCGCCTCCAGCTTATCTTCCAGCCCCCTGGCGGATTCGCTGGCAATTTCCAGCATCGCCTTTTGGGACTTGTTACCCGCAACCTGCGCGGCGGAGTTGATCGCCAGCTCCAGGCTGTCACGCCGCCAGTCAGCGGTCAGCCAGCCCCAGACAAACGCCAGCGCAACCACAACCAGCCACTGGCCGTTTGTCATCAGCGCACCCCGTTATGTTCCAGACTGAAGTGATTACCGTCCGGACGGGATTTAAAGCGGCCGCCCCACGTACCGCCCAGCGATTCCCAGTATTCACCCAGCGGGAGATAATCGGCGGTGTCTGTTTTGTACTGGCCATTCACGAACAGATTAAAGTCCACGGCCAGGCGCTGGGTATGCAGACTGTTGGTGATACCGCTGCCTTTTTTAGCGTTAAGCGCGGCCTGTTCCGGCGTGCGGTACGCCTCGCCAAAGGTCAGGCGATAGCCGTGCTCTTCAGCCCAGTGGATCAGACTGGCCACCATCACGGTAAACAGCTGCTGCTTTTCACTCAGTGTCATTGTCACTACCCTCCTTTTTCCCCAGAGCCCTGCGGCGCAGGTAAATCTCAACTACCTGATAACCTGCAATAGCCAGCACCGTTCCCAGCCCATTGATAGCCAGCGGACTGGCATTAGGTATCTGGAACAACGCAGCACCCGCAACAACCGAAACCAGGCCACCGAGAATCAAGCGCCCAAAGAACAGACGCGGTGTGATTACATCGTCACTGGTCAGTAATTTCCCCAGCGCGACAAGCAGCCCGATGGTGATCAGGGTGTAAAAGCTCTTTTCATGTTCCTGCATCCCTGCCCCTTAACCGATCAAGTTTTCCGTGGCTTCCGCTTCCAGATACGGAACGCCGTTGATGTTTACGAACTTTGGACTGGTCACAAAGTATTTGATTTTGTGCGTGGCCACGCTGCCACCCTTCGGATCGATATCCAGCAGGTTACTCAGCTGAAGTTTGCAGCCGAACGTCTCCACCTTGACTTCCTCATTACCGGCTTTGGCATAGAAGAGGAAATCCACGGGCTCAATACCGCGCCAGGAACCCGCTGATCGTGCTTTGGCCGTCAGCACGCTCAGCACTTTGGAACTGACTTCAATTTCACCCTCTGCGGCCACATCACCATCAACGTGACCATCCGGTACGCCACGGGTCTGCGCGGCGGCGCTGTTGTCCGTGATATCGAGAGAAATTTTTTCAATGTGGATCAGATCGCCGTCAACGTAAGAATCAAACGACATTCCCGAAATACGCTTACTCATGCGACGGCCTCCAGGCTGGCATCCAGTAACAGACTAATAGTGATTTGCAGCGGCACTTCCCAGGTGCGCACCACAATGTAAATCTCCACCGCCTTTTTGTTCTTCCAGACAATGGTTACATCACCATCCTGCGGCGGCTTCACTTCGCCGGGGAATGAAACCCCGTTGATGTTTGCTGCTGTGGACATTTCGCGCAGTGGCTTCGCAAACAGCGTCTGGTGTGCGGCAATGCTGCCTGGCGTGCTGTTAAGCGAACGGTCTGCAATCTTGCCAATGGCCAGCAGACGCACCCGGCGTGCGGCTTTATCGGCCACGCGCAGCGTTTCGATGGACTGATAATCACCCCCTTCCACGTCCAGCGTGCGGCCGTCTGACCAGTAGAACCCGTCATAATCCGGATACCACATTGGCACACTGAAGCGCTGCGCCTCCAGCGCCTGAAGCGTGGCCAGTTCCAGCACCGCGCCTGTGCCATCCAGCGGCAGCTCATCGCTGCCCAGACTGACCAGCGCCCCCGTTTTTACGCGCGCCGGGCTGTCCGCCACGGTGACAGCACGGCTGCACAGACGGCCAGCCAGCACGCCAGGTTCGTTCCCCCAGAGGCGGGGAACCAGCTGCACCGCCTTTTCCGCAATGCCAGCCTGAAGGGTGGACATACGCACAAGGTAATCCGCCTGCCCCTCTTCATCCTGCATTCCCTGCGTGGCCAGAATGAACCATACCCAGCGGCCATACTTCGCGATCAGATCCGCACGTAACGTAATAGCCTGGTTAATTTCCGCCTTCGTTGAGATGTCATTGCTCAGCACCACGCCTTCAACCGAGCACGACACCTGCGCAGCCAGCACCGCTTTAACCCATGCCTCCGGCTCGCTGTCAGCAGCCAGCACATGGACGAACCCCCACCAGTTCTGGCCAGCATTCGACACCGCAGCCAGCACGTCACTTTTTAACTGGCTGTCAGCCTCACCCAGAAGCGCGTCAAAATCGCTCTGTGTGTTCACAGCCAGGGTCTTGCCCGTATTTTTGGTTCCCGTACCGATAAACAGCACCGCGCGTTCCACCTCATTGGTTTCGCCCAGTAGCTGGTTTACCTGGTTAACGGTCACATTTGGCCAGGTCATGTTCTCCCCCTGATATCCTGCGCATTCACATCCCAGCCAAAGCCGATGGCCTGAAGCTGGCGTGCCAGCGCCTTGTTAAAGTCCTCATCACCCATTCCCAGAAATACGCGGGAAGGGAGATCGATAGTCCAGCTTGTTTTGACGGCCTTGCCGCTTAACTTCCGGATAAGCAACCCCGCCTGTGCGTATGGCATTTCGCTGGTTATTTCCCGGATAGTGGGCTTTTTCCAGCGCTTCCCCCGGCGCACCCGGTAGCCCAGCGCCCGCAGTTTTTTTCCCTGCGCAGCGGTGGCCATCTTGCCTGGCTGTGCCTTCCCTGGCTGGCTTGCACGACTCACCCGGACGCGCATGCCGTTTTGCTGCGAATAGCCCACCGTGCCAGCGGGTACAGGCGTTTCCCCGTTCCGGTAGCCGCCACCCTGCAAGTAAATCCGCACAGCCTGAATCTCAGGCATTTCCCGGATATGCAGCAGTTTCGGCATGTTGCGCAGCATCTTCCCTTTGCGCTTTGTTTTGCGTCCTGCCCAGCCTTCCCCGTCCGGCGTTTCCTGGTTCCGCACGTTGCGTTTGGCGGCGGCAATAACGCCATATTTCGCCATTCGCCACAGCAGCCGCTGCCGTTTTTTTGGCGGCAGCTCCATGCTGGCCAGCGCCTTTTTCAGCTCCGCCAGCTGGCGCTTGTTAAGCTCCCCTCCGGCAATCACGACGCATCGCCCACAGGCGCACCGGATTCATCCACGCCGTAAATCGTTGCGGTCAGCGCCGTCCAGATCTCCGGCTCAACCAGCGACCAGCGCTTTCCCTGCCAGGGGATTAACCCCTTTTCGTCCTCACGGATCACCAGCTCTTCCGCCATGGGAACCGTCAGGACAATATCGGCGGTCTCTTCATCGGCCACCGACACATCCCACTGCGGATCGGCCTCAGTTACCCCGATTTCGTCCAGTAATTCCCGGTCTGCCTCATCGAGCCAGGCAGCCATCAGCGACATAAGCAGCTGCGGCGGACACAGGCGATACGGGAAACGCTCCCAGCTCAGTACCGCGTCATAGCGGATCACCGCCTGGCGGTACTGCCCCAGCCCCATATCCTTTGCAGCCGGTACGAACTCCATTTCATCCACTACGCTGTCAAACGACTGCATCGCACGGGCTGGCACGTTGCTGGTAAAGAACGCCGTCAGGTTTTCAAGCTGTGTCTGGCTCATACTTTCTTCACCGTTGCCCTTTTCAGCCCCTTCATGCGGCGGATCACAACTGACGCCTCTGCCAGCAATCCTGCGCGGGTTTCCGTGCTTTCCTGGCCTGGGTGAGAGTCACGCCGCCCAACGGTGGCAAACTCCCCTAACAGGTCCGCTTTTGCCCTGGCAAAAACCGCCTTCATGTACTGCGCACAGAGGGCGTTTAACTCCCCCATCCGTGCCCCCGGCGCGTCCTCTGCGCTCAGAACCCCTTTTGCCTTCCAGCTGGCTTCCACTTTTTCCAGCTCCGCATTCACCTCCGCCACGGCCGCCAGCAGCGCCTGGGCAACGGTGTCCGCCTCAACATCAGCCGGGATCGCTCGCTGTGCCTGAAAGTCCTTCAGGTTCAGGTCTGGCCAGAATCCTTCGTTTTTTAGCGGCTCGTCCTGATAATCAAGCGGCTTTCCACTAAACATGGCTCCCCCGAAAAAATAGGCGGGCTGTCCGGTTTCCACGGCGCAGCTTCACATCGTGTTTCTGCCCTCCACCGCGCCCGCCTGGCTTGCGGTAGTCTTTAACCCTGCGTCAGTTTACGGATACGTGCGGCGATGGTCTGCCGCTGCGTTTTAACGCCGATTTTCAGGTAATACTGTTCTGCGGTGGCCAGCAGCTGATCGGCCTTCTGAAGTGTTTCCACATCATCCACACCCGCCGCTGTTTTCTGGCCATCCTCACCGCGCAGCAGCTGCAACCCGGCGAACTTGAACCATTTCGCCGTCACCTGCTCATGCAGCCGCCACCGGGTGGCCACGTTCTCAAACGTGCGAGAAAAATACGGTTCAATGCTTTCCCCGCGCCCGGCAGACTCCTCCGCCCAGGCCAGCATCGTATCGGCCACGAACGTCGGGAAATTGCTGCGCAGTCGTTCCGGCGTGGCCTGTTGCTGGGCAATAGCGATATCAGCCCATTCCAGCGCCTTATCCAGATAGCCCACGTCAAACAGCCAGATCACGCACCACGCCAGAACCGGATTGGCATATACCTGGCCGCTGGCCAGATACGCTTCCACAGTCGGCACCCATTTGGGCAGCAGCACGTTGCGCTTATGCTCAACGCGATCCGCAATCAGCGGCAGGCTTCGCACCTGTTCCACGTCTGTTTCCAGCGCCTTAATCAGCAGGTGCATGCTTTCCGTGGTGCCAACGGCCAGGCTTTGTTTCAGCTTTTGTTCCATCGCAATGCGCTGGTTATGACGCTGCGCGGGTGAAAGAGACATTGATTAACCCTCCACTGGCTCAGACGGCTTGCCGATGGTCACGGCATCTTCATCAATCGCCGCGTACAGCTCCGGCACTTCAATCGCGTAACCTTCATTACGCAGATAGCTGTTTTCGAACTGTTTGCGGTCATCTTCAAAGCGCGCTTTACGCTGGCGCGTGTTGCGCTGGGTGTAGATATGCAGGTTCGAAAGAGGCGTAACCACCATGCGTTTTCCCGGCATGAACGGCGGGATAATCGCCTGACGGCCAGCGATGGTGTTGCCCAGCATCTGCGCCGCGATTTTCTCCGTTGGGCGGTCAGCAGCCTGGAACAGGCGGTACTGTTCAGCGGCCACCAGGTCAGCACCTACCAGCACCACCAGGCGCGGGTCATTGCGGAACTGTGCCGGGATTTTGGCGTTAATCAGATCGGAGGCCATCGCATCCAGCGATTTATAATCACCCGCCTGATCGAGCACCACCGGATCGGTCATGATTTGCTTGCCGCCCAGCATGGTTTTCATGATTTCATGCCAGCCAATGTTCACATCTTCGCCGTTCGGGTTGGCAATCGGGTCTGTGGTTTTGGCGCGGTGTGTACCGTTAAAGCCGATACGCAGCATATCCATGGCAAACGCCTGGGTACTGAAGGTCTGCACCAGGTTGTAAAACTCGTTTTCTTCCTTCCCGGCGTTCGCCCAGACGGAAAGCAGATCCCAGCGCAGCGCCGCACAGCTGTCTGTTTCAACCAGGGAATAGGTATTGCCATCAACACCCACCTGGCGGACGAAACGGCCTGTTTCACTGCGCCCGGTATGAAGGACAGATGCGCCCACGTTGACGACCTGACCACTCAGCTGGTCAACGTCCAGCGTGGTGATCCAGTTCAGGAACTCGACGGACTCCAGCATGGCCAGACGCAGCGCGGTTTCCTGCGGGTCATTTAGCGAAAAATAACGGCCAGGGTTTTGCGTGCCAAAATGCTGCGCCAGCCCCGCCGTATAATTGTCCAGTAAATCCCGCGCACGGTTATTCAGTAACATAAGACTCCCTCGCAATTAAGCGATAATAAAAAGGTTTTGCTTATTCGCGTTGCGGTTAATTACAGGTAACTAAATTTACCGGATTTGGTTGGCACCTGACGCTGTTTGTGCTTGCCGCCTTTATTACCCAGTTCGTTAAATCGGGTAACAATCTCTTTTGCATTGTCACGAATAGCGGCAAATTCTTCCGTATCCACTACTTCGGTAATGGTGTCTACATCGTCCTGCACAGAATTAAGCTGGGTTTCAATAGCACCCACACGCGCTTCCAGATCGTTCAGAGCACTAGCCAGCGCCTGTAATTTATCGTCAGCTGGCGGATCGTTTTGCGGGTTTTCATCTTCGAACTTCGGCTTAATACCAAATAATTGCTGCCAGTTTTTCATTTTCCCTTCCTGCGTAATTTTACCGTTACGGGAAATCACACAACTGTAATATCCCTGTTTGTTTAATTTGCGCCGACTAAAGCGCAGCCGTGTAGTTCCCACACTTGCCGGGTTGTCAGTAACAGCCAGCCCCTTCAGATATGTACGATCCCCTCCGCGCCAGTTCAGCTCCGGCTCTACAGAGAAATAAAGCAACTGGCCTTCGTCGTTTGCATAAATCAGGCGCTTATTCGGACACAGGCTGACATACAGCCGCGCCAGCCCGTCATCACCGTCCTGCCACATCGCTTCCAGCACCTCACCAAAGTTTCCGGCGTAGCGCTCATGTTCCGGCCAGAGTAATGCGGCGTAATGTTTAGGGTCATAGGTTTCCCCCATGTCGATAATCCATTGCCGTTCCAGCACCCGTCCATCAACCGTATCGCCTTCAGTAGCAACACACAGCCAGCCAGTTTTTAAATGCGACACATATTTCCCCCTCTGTCGATTAACTGTTTCCCTTGCTGTGGATTTGATTATTGCTAATTAAACACATCCCCGCATTACGCTTTATTCTGAACAGTTCGGTTATAAACCATTACCGAACAGCCCCGAATTAACCCCGCCGTTTTTTCATCAGCACCACGGCATAATTAAATCTATGGCTAAATACTCAGACGAATTAAAAGGCGTTGTCCGCGCACTTTACCTGCGCCGATACACGCCTAAAGAAATTGCATCAGAATTAAATCTGCCGAATGCGCGGATCGTTTACTACTGGGCGGAAAAATATAAATGGGCTGACCTGCTCAGTTTCGAAAGTACAGAGGAAGCAATAGAACGCCGTTACCAGCTGTTAGCCGGGCGCGACAATAAAACGGATCTGGATTTAAAAGAAATGGATTTGCTTATTGCTCACGCCACAAAGCTGCGTGCCCAGAGCAATAAACATAAAGAAAAGCTGGCCAGCAGCCAGGGGGAACGGCAAGCAGCTGCGCGAGGGGAAAGCGAGGACGAACCCCGCAGCAAACGCAAGTACAAGAAAAACGATATCTCGTCACTGACTCAGGAGGACTTTGACACCTGGGCGGATGAGCATCTTTTCGAATATCAGAAACACCTGCGCCGCAACATCGGCCAGCTGGTCAGGAACATCCTGAAAAGCCGCCAGATCGGCGCAACCTGGTACTTTGCGTTTGAGGCATTTGAAAATGCGGTAATGACGGGCGATCCGCAAATCTTCCTGTCCGCCTCCAAAGCACAGGCGGAAGTGTTCCGGTCTTACATCGTCAACATTGCAGAGCAGTATTTTGGTATCACGCTGACCGGGAACCCGATCCGCTTAAGCAACGGCGCAGAGCTGCGCTTCCTGTCTACCAACAAAAACACCGCCCAGTCATATAGTGGCCATCTTTACTGTGACGAATATTTCTGGGTTCCCAACTTCGCAAAACTGAACGAGGTGGCCAGCGCGATGGCCACTCATGACAAATGGCGTACCACCTACTTTTCCACGCCATCAGCCAAAACGCACCAGGCGTACCCGTTCTGGACAGGTGAAGAGTGGAAACAGGGCAGCAAGAAACGCGCGGCCATTAAATTTCCGCTGTTTGATGAAATGCGGAACGGCGGCCGGCTCTGCCCGGATGGTCAGTGGCGCTATGTCATCACCATGGAAGATGCCATTGCGGGCGGTTTCAACCTGGCCAACATCGAGAAGCTGCGCAACCGCTATAACACCGCCACATTCGACATGCTTTATATGTGCGTGTTCGTGGACAGCAAGGATTCCGTTTTCAGTTTTTCCGACCTGGAAGCGTGCGGCGTGGAGGTGGACACCTGGCAGGATCATAACCCGGATGCAAAACGGCCGTTTGGAGACAGGCCAGTCTGGGGCGGCTTTGACCCGGCACGCAGCGGCGATTTGTCGTGTTTCGTGATTGTCGCCCCGCCGATGTTCGCCGTTGAAAAATTCCGCGTGCTGAAGGTGATTTACTGGAAGGGCATGAACTTCCGCTACCAGGCAAAGCAGATCGAAAAGCTGTTCGACCAGTACAACTTCACTTATCTGGGCGTGGACGTAACCGGGATCGGCCAGGGGGTGTTTGACAATATCCAGCACTTTGCCATGAAAGTTGTTGTCCCGATCCGCTACGACATGAACACCAAAAACCAGCTGGTACTGAAGGCCGCCGACGTGGTGGAAAGCCAGCGTATCGAGTGGGACAAAAACCTGAAGGAGATCCCCGCCAGCTTTATGTCAGTAAGGCGTACTACCACGCAGAGCGGTAACGCAATGACCTTTGTTGCAGACCGCAGCCAGGACACTGGCCACGCAGAGGCATTCTGGGCAATCACCCACGCCCTGCATAACGAACCACTCAACTATGAAAACAAACCAAAATCCCGCTGGGGTGTAAGGAAACAGGCAGCATGAGCAAAAAGAAACGTTTTGTGAGGCGCGAACAGCGCGGCGATAAGTCCAAAAAAATGAGCATTATCAGCTTTGGCAAACCAGAACCGGTACTGACTACCGGAACCGATTACCGGGAAATCTGGTACGACAACGCCGCCGACCACTACACCCAGCCGATTGACCGTCTGGCGCTGGCGCAGCTTATCAACCTGAACGGCCAGCACGGCGGGATTATCCACGCCCGTAAAAACATGGTGACGGCGGACTATCAGGGCGGCGGCCTGACGTTCGACGAGCTGGAGGCCGCTGTTTTTGACTACCTGACGTTTGGTGATATCGCCGTGGCCAAAGTCCGTAATGGCTGGGGAGACGTGATCGGGCTTCAGCCGCTGCCGGGACTTTATCTCCGCCGACGAAAGGAGAGAGAAAACGCGGAGACTGTGCCAGGGGATTACGTGGTTTTACAGGAAGGCGAGCCGCTGGCGTTCCCGCCTGACGATATCATTTTCATCAAGATGTACGACCCGCAGCAGCACATCTATGGTCTGCCTGACTACATCGGCGGCGTTCACTCTGCCCTGCTGAACAGTGAGGCGGTTATTTTTCGCCGTCGCTACTACCACAACGGCGCACACACGGGCGGCATTCTGTATACCCGTGACCCCAGCATGACGGACGAGATGGAGGAGGAGATTGAACAGCAACTGCGGGACAGCAAAGGAATCGGCAACTTCTCCACCATCCTGGTGAACATCCCTGGCGGCGACGGCGACGCGATCAAGTTTATTGAGATGGGGGACATTTCGGCCAAAGATGAATTTGCGAGCGTGAAGAACATCAGCGCCCAGGACATTCTGAACGCTCACCGCTTCCCGGCCGGGCTTGCGGGTATCGTTCCGCAGAACACTGCCGGACTGGGCGACCCGGAAAAGATTGAGCGCACCTACAAAAAGAATGAAGTGCTGCCCATTCAGCGCCGCCTGGCGATGGCCATCAACAGCGATCCGGAAATTCCGCGCCACCTGCATTTGAATTTTGCTGGAGAAACAACGGTGAAGGGTGCAGCATGATGCAAAAAAGGCTAAAATCCAGGCATTATTTGACAGCCGGAGAATGGAATATGAGAGTCCTGAAAATTGAATGTCCGGAGTGCGGCTCTAAGGCTGTGATTCGCAAAACTAACCGAAAGCACCGCCAGATTGCAGATATTTACTGCGCATGCGCAGATGTGGAGTGTGGGCACACTTTTGTTATGAATTTGACGTTTTCCCACACTCTCAGCCCCAGCGCTAAAACGGGTGACGCTCTGGTACAAACCTTATTAAAAAATCTGTCACCCGACCAGAAACAAATGGCACTGGATTTATTGAAGGCTGCACCCGCCGCCTGAAACACCCCCGCTCCGGGGGTTTTTTCTTTCCCCCCTGACCACGCATCGCATTTCTTCAGCAATCTCACCGATCCATGATAAGGCAATAGTTTTTTCCTTCGGGCTCATCTCACTTGCATGGGCTATTTTTGCCAGCAGTTCGATACGCTCCAGCTTTACTGATGCCTCTAAGATATCCATGCAGCCTCCACAAAATCACAAAAATACTGTATAACCATACAGTACACCTAAAAGCACAATATGTGAAATAATTATTCATGCAAGTAATGATTTAGATATTAAATATCACACACTTACAGGCTATCACTGCCAGCCTGGCCATTGCTCATCTTCCGGATTATTCCGCTTCTCCTGCAACCGCCCCTCTCTGTAAATCAGGGCAGAACGGCCAAATTTAAGACCACCTCCGCGCCTCAGAATGTCGATTTCGTCATCCGTTCCGGCAAAACCTCGCTGGTTCAGTTCCAGTTTTAAACATCTCCGGGTTCCACCCTCCGTACAGTTATTGACAGAACTCCAAGGGGCGGCGCTGCCGCCAGAAAAACCCGCCTCCGCTGACGCTGCGGCCAACTTCGCAACCTTCTGCCACTTAACCAGACGAGTGCAAACTTCAGAGTCAGGAATTAAAGGCGAATAGATACCCTGCACGCGCTGAATATCTTCCGCGTACTCGTTACCCTGCTCTGTAATTTCATACGCCAGACGAACAACCAGATCACGACGCGCAACCAGTGCGCCTCCCTGCAACTGGGTATAGGCCGCCCAGTCTCCAACATCAGCCGCCGCCAGCACTGCATCCATTCGGTTATCAGTCAGGCGCTGATCGCCCAGGCGGCGCAACTCACGCCATACTGTCACAGGCGCACCACCAATTTGCTGAAACTGGCGAATCCGCCAGCGGGATGCCCAGGCCGATACGGATTTGGCCATATCGCGCAGGTTTTCCCCGGTTTCATCATCCTGCTCGCCATCAAGCGCAAAACCGTCGATGTTTTTTGAAATGTATTTAGCGATGT